AAATCGAGAGCACGGCGATAAAAGCACTCTTCAACTGGGCTAAGGTGCGCTGTAGCAACCATAAAGTCGCTGATATGGTGGAGATATTTATACATCAGTGACTGCTCCTAATTTTACAAGACCGCGCATTTCCAACTGACGAATAATTCTTGGAGGAATAAATTCGTTGTTGATTTTGTAGCGAATACGAGACTTTTCTTTCACCTGAATTAGTTTGTGCCCATCCTTCATGAGACGGCGAACTGCTATAGCCTGCCCCCCCATATGAGTTAATTCCTCAAGTTGATAAAATCTTTCCTGAGCCTCAATTGCGGCATTCATAACTGAAAGTGGCATGGCTGCTAATTCTTTAGCCGAATAGATCTTTACTGGTTGTTCCAGTGGAATTACCACCTCTAGCGGTGTGGTGGAAACGGAAATATCCTGTTTTCTTCTTGCTGCATATCTCACTTTTCACCACCCTTTGGCTTAACATAGCCACCAAACGAATCAACCAAACACGCCTTGGTTAAGCTGGTTACAATCTGCTGTGCTAACCATTGCGTTATGCGAAATTGACGAGCCATAGCCTCTGAAAATTCAACTTTGGTTACCGCCGCATTATTTTCGTCATACCCCTTGTTGCGTAAATTTTGCTTTTTCACCTCAAATAGGTGGCCAAGTACTCGCAATGCAGGCTCATAGAAAGATTGGATTTCACTTTGCTGGCGAGAATCTTTGATTTGGTGTGTAAAGCTGTTCATGACACCTCCGCTAATGCTTGCTCAGCGCTTGTTAGCCGGCGTTTAGCGTTGAGCTCTGCTACTGTTGCTGTGCGGATTTCTTTTGAAGAAACCAGAATCAAATGATTCTCTGATTTGATAGTCCACAACCTGGTCAAAGTTTTGTTTTTAACTTCAAACAAATCATTTGATTTAAAACTACGGCACTCTTCAGTAAGTACCACTACATCACCCACTAAAAACTCTTGTAAGTTGTGTTTGGACGTTTGATTTGATAAATTAGTTTGCATATTCATGGGTTCCTAAATTTGTGAATTAAGAAGCCTGATCTTGACCATCAGGCTTTTTTATTGCGTTCTCTCCGAACGGATTGTTTTCTTTGTTCATATAAATCAAAACGTTCTCTGGGTATTCCAGATACCTGTGACATAAGATTCTTGTCATCTTCACAACGCTTCATATCCAGAATGGCTAACCATCTTAAATACTGGCTGTTAGACCAGCCTCGTTCATATGCTTCCCTTGCCACATGCTCAGCTACAGGCTCAGATAAATGTGTCGGCATGCACACCGTCTTTTTTGCACTTGGCTTTTGTTTGGTCATGGTTGTTCCTAAACTGATATTTGTTCATGAGGTCAGTTGTGCTATAGACGACTCTGGCTTAGCATTCTCAAGTAGCCATTCAGCCGTAAACTTTCCACCGCTATTAATTGCAAGTATCTGGGCATATTTGGTTTCGCCCGTATATTCAGTTCTTGGTAATACCCCTCGTTTTTCCATCTTGCTCATGGCCATGTATGTACGGTTTAGTAACGCTGCTGCTTTAGATCGACCACCAACAGCATCAAAAGCATATTTAATGGGATTCAAAGTTAAATCTCCCTTTTAATTGATTTCACCAAAATTAAATCATAGGTTTAATTTTAATACAATCCATGATTGCTTCTATTTTTTTAAATTTCCAATAGAATTTTAAACCAAAGGTTTATTTTATTAATGATTATGGAATCTATAGCTGAACGCATCCAAGCAGCACTTGATTATGCAAATCTAAAATGGTCAGCAGCATCTCTCAAATTGGGACTATCAGCTCAAGCTGCATCTAACTGGAAAAAGGGGAAAATTGGTAAGGAAACCCTGAAAGAGCTAGCGGCTTTAACTGGAGTAAGTGCCGGATGGTTGCTAGATGGTTCTGGATCAATGATCGAGTTGGCTGACAATCCTGAGAATGCTGATGCATATAGGCCAGTTATGGCATGGGAAGCACCGGATGACCTCGATCCTAATTCTTTTATGATTATTCCGCATGTAGACGTCAAGTTTTCCGCAGGTAATGGCCGACTGGTTGAATTTGAGCCAACAACCAGGATGACGGGATGCGCACAACGCATGGAGTGGTTTCATAAGAAAAAAGTTTCACCTAAAAATCTTGTAGAAGTGGATGTTGATGGTGACAGTATGGAACCAAGGATACCAAGCGGCAGCGTTGTAATTATCGACAAGTCTGTTAATAGACTAGAGCAAGTTCAGAACAGAAAGGTGTATGCAATCAGGTATGGTGATGAACTAAAAATCAAAAGATTATCTCGTAGATATGACGGAGCCTTGATTATTGATAGTGATAATCCTAGCTATGAAAGAGAGATCGTTGAGCCGCAAGACTTGGAGCATATTGGCATCATTGGTAAATATGTTTCTCATTCTTATGATGGTGAAATTTAGGCGAGCTAAGTAATTAATTTTTAAAGAAAAGATGGTATTATGATCGCAACACTTAATAAATCCAAAACTGCGCTAACGATTAATCGCCAAGAGTTCAAATTAGCATTAGGTAAAATTGGCGAAGGTATTGAAAAACAAATAGCCTCACTTAAAAAAGCCAAGCAAAGTTATGACGCTACTGAAATGGCATGTGAGGTCATTAATGAAGCAAATATCTTTGAGGCTATAATCGAAGGATTTAATGAAGCTGAAGGTACTAATTTAAAACTATCAGATATAAGTAATTTGGAGCAAGCGCAAGGCTGGGTTGATGATTTTCTAGAAAAGTACAGCACTTGAAAAGGTAAATAAGAAGAAGTTGATGAGGTAAGATTCGTAATGAATAAAAAATATATGCCACCAGAACTTTACGAATACAGGCATCTAACAAGCACTGAACAAATGGCAATTCATCAGATGCTTATTTCTTATGTTCGTGAAGATCACCGCTTCAATATCATCATGATGGGGGCTGCGGAGCCTTACAACTTAGTAAAGATAATCAGTGTGAATTTTGAAAATGAAGCTGCAGGTATATGGATTCACTTCGAAACTATTGTTGGTGAAAAGCTGGCCTTGCCTATTGATTTCATTTCAAGAATTGAGTTTTCAGGGCAGCAGGAAATTTAATAAAAAAGATTAGTTTAGGGTTGGAGGAATATTAGGAAATGAAGTGGAATCCACAATATGCAAAAAATTGAAGTTAACTCCCGTAATATCAGCCATGTTCTTTATCAACACTTCTTGTTGACGGTAGTGCTTAGAACAGGTGAAAGGTTTATTTACAGACTTCTTGAAGCAACCACATTCAAAGAGTTTGTTGATTCAGAAGATAAAGATAAATTTTATAGAAGTCATATTGAGGCTAATAAAGAATTTAAGCGGATTCAGCTTTTTGTTTAATTGAAACCGTGACCCGACACAGTGCTTTAAACCATATCGGTAGAGAATATATGTATAAGATACCTAAAGTAGTTATTCCTGATTCCGCTAAAAAATATAGGCCTCCCAAAGTTAAATTAACGCTAGAAGAAATCAAGCAACTTTCAGATGACGAGTTAATGATGCTTTTAAGCGGTGAAGGCCGAAGCGGAATTATCCCAGCACCACTTCTACAAGCTATAAGCTATGAATTGACATCAAGACAGATTAAAAAATCCAGCAAACCGCATTGGACTGCTTATGTTGGGGTGCTGCTGGCCTTAATTGCTGCAGTCACTGGTGTTGTTGCAATACTAAAATGAGAGTAACGATAACAGAGCACATTGAGATAAAACTAAGCACAAAATTTACTATACGTTTGTTTTTGATTTTCATGACATATCCACCAGTAGCACCCTCTTAACAAGTAAAGCAATTGAGGTGATTAGAGGTATTAAGCTAATTAACAGACCAGCTCTCGTCAACTTTATTTCACACATAAGAACTCTCTTTAAAATGTGAACCAAATGGCAATATTCACAAGTATTGTTACCATGCTAATAAACATTTGCATATTTAGTATCTGATCTAATTTCATAAAAATACCTTTGTCAGGTTAAATCAGCGACCAACCCACCACCACGGTGGGTTTTCTTTTGTCTATTAAATCTAAAATTTAAAATAAATTCAATCTTAGGTTTAAATATCTATTGCATCAAAATTAAATCTAAGGTTTAATAATTTTCACCAGATAACAAAAAAGCACACCGCCCCTCCCCAGGTCCGATGTGCTTTGCTATATGCGAGATCAATTATGAACGTAAAAGCTCCTCCTTTCAACTCATTTGCATTTGTCAGCATGGCTGCTCTTGCAATCTCTGGTGGTTCTTTAGTTGCTTGCCAATTGCAACCAGCTTTCCAAACAAAAGAAGCCCCTTCTCTATTTACCCCTAAGACTCAACCAAGTACTTACGGTGTTTTAACCGCAAAAATCACAGGTAAACATTCTGGCGTTGCCGTAATCAAATTAGATAGCTTCCGTTTAAACGTTAGCTTTGATTTTGAAGCTCATCCAGACAGTTACGGCGTTCCGGGTTCTGAATTTACCGCTGTTGATATTACTCAACTCACGGTAAATGAAATTACTGACATTAACGGTAAGTCATATAACGATTTCACCGAATTTGAAGACATCCGCAACATCAATGACCTTCTAAAAGGCTTCATCGAACGTAACAAGTTGGTGGAGGCTTAAAGATGACTCATTTCAAAAGCACCCCGACGGCTACAAGTCATTTTTAGGCCGTGATGATAAGGGCCTCTACTCTGTTCGTATTGGCTGGCAAGTGTACGCATCTAATGCTAATGGCTCAGTTCTTTACAAAGTTAAAGACGGAGTTAAGACGCCTTTAAATGTGTTCAGGTTCCGAACTTCTTATCCAAAAGTTTGGAATGAACTCACCCAAGAAATCGATTTTCAGCGCAGAAAGCAGCTCGCTATAAAACTGCGTGAAACAAATATCCCTACTTATGACCGCAAAGCTTACAAGCAAAAACGCGGCTTCACCGGCTCTAGATGAGGATAAGAAAAATGGCTCTACCGATTATTACTGCTGACCAAACTTTATTGGTTCAAGCAATTATTGTGTACCTATACGCTGATCCGGGTTTAGGTAAATCATCGATGGGTTTTACTGCGGAAAAAGCAATTTCTTTTGACTTTGACCGTGGTGCTCACCGTACTGGTGAATTACGGCGTGGTGCAGTCGTACAGGTACAACAATGGAGTGATGTAGCTAACCTTACTCCGCAGGACTTAGCACCATATAAAACCGTAGTCATTGATACCGTGGGTGCAATGCTTGAATGCATTAAAACCCATCTGTTACTTACGGCAAATAACCGTCAAAAAGATGGCTCTTTAAAGTTAAAGGCTCAAGGTTTAGCGAACCAAACGTTCAAGCAATACATCAATACTTTGATCAGTTTAGGTAAAGATGTTGTTTTCATTGCACACGCATCAGAAGATCAAAACGGTGATCAAATTATTTACCGCCCAGATCTAGGTGGTAAAAACCGTAACGAGCTTTACCGTATCGCAGATGTCATGGGTTATCTAACAACTGTTACTACTGGTGAAGGTAAAAATGCCCGCGTTATTAATTTCAAACCCTCACCTACACATCATGCGAAAAACTCAGGTGCTTTAGGTGGTGAAACTGGTGAAGTGTGGGTACCAGATCTTAAAGCACATCCCACTTTCTTGGCTGACCTGATTACTCAAGCTAAAGACCACATTAACACCTTAACGCCTGCACAACTTGCAGCAGCTAAAGCCCAAGAAGAGCTAGAAAACTGGAAACAAAGCTGTGAAGAAGCTGAGCATGCAGGTGACCTTAATCAATTAACTGAGTCGCTTGATAAAGAACACATGTATTACCAGAACATGCGACAAGCAATGTTAATGAGAGCTAAAGCATTGAATTGCACGTTTGATAAACAACGTGGCACTTGGATTAGTCCACCTGAATTTAACGGTATCTCAGATCAACAAAGAGATGAACTTCAAAACTTTATTGCTGAACGTGGCCTCGATGTAAAAACAGTTTGTGAGCACTTAGGTATCGATGCCCTTATCCAAATTGAAGCGGCAAAACTTAAGGCAGTTAAACAAGAAATTGAAACCTTAGCGAAAACGGGGATGACAGCATGAAAAATATTTTAACTGCTCAAGAAGCATTTGCAGCACTTCAAAAAGGTAAAACTGTTCTATGTCGTCCTATTGGAGACATGTTGGACTTTTCTGACTTAGATCAATTCCCCGCTTCTGTTTTTGGTAAACCGGGTTTTGAATTCTGCATCAAAATCGAAACTATTGAGCTGGCTGGCATTACATTCACAAAGCCATTAACTATTGATGAATATGAGGAAGGACAGGATGTTTTTGTAATTACTACATATTCGCCTTCTATTTACGTCGTGAATTTTAGAACCACCGCATTAATTGAATCTATTAATAGCGGCTTTGTTCAACGTGATGCAGAAAACGCCAAGCTTCAATTAAAAGCACTATCTAAAGCGTTAGGTTTTGAAGTTAGTGACGATTTTAGTGTTATTCGCCTAGGTGACGAACCAAAGAAACAGCGTGCTAAGAAATCAAAAGGTGCACAGACAGTAGTTGTAGAAAAGACTTCTGAAATTGTTGATGAAGTTAAACAACCTACAATTGTTATTACTGAGCAAACAAATGTAACTACTTCTGAAGACTCATTGGTGCAATCCGAAGATATTTCAGAAAATATAGGATCAGCTTTAGATAGTGCGATTGTTATTACAGAACAACCTTATGTGTCTTCACCTGAAGATTTTTTAACTCAGCCTACACCTGAGCAAGAAAAAAACAATGAGTATCAGCAAACCCTAGATACTCTTCTACAGCGTGTAAAAGAGTCAAAAACACCTGCAGAAGTAAATGCGGTTTATCGTTATACCCGCACATGGGATGACGAACAAATGAAGCCTATCCTTCTCGCCACTCACAAACGTCTTGAAGAGCTAGAAAAAGAAAAGGCATCTGCGAATGAGCCACCCTCTTTAATGGTTCAAATCCAAACTGCACCAGACCTTACAACGCTAGATGCTTTGGAAATAGACGTGGCTGCACGAGATCCGCAGATTCAACCGAAGCTAATGGGGTATGTGAGAAAACGCCGCTATGAATTAGA